CCGAAGTTGATTCCGTTTGCGAAAGTGGACGGATAATGCGACGGTTGAAAGATGTCAATCCTCAATAGGCGGGATCCCGAAAGGGAAGTCCCAAATACCTCTTAGGAGGTATCTAGACCTAGACGACTGGTAAGTTTAAGCTGTAGTTACTAGTCTAATCAGCGTTTATATAAATATAAAACACATGAAAACACTAATAAATACAAACCTAACAAACCACCCGGAAAATCCGGCGGGTCGTCTTAGCTCAACTCCACGAATTGGTGAACTTACATATCAAATGTATTTTCCCTTCGTGAGGTTGATGATCTGAGCCCTAGGTTTGGATCGTCCAACCTTTATAAAGTTAGCGCTACGGATCCAGTCTCTTATTGTAAATAACGGTAAAACTTTTACTGTTAAATACCTTAAAGAATGTGTCCGTATTGTGCAACACTTTGTATCTGGAAATCCTATCTCTGTAACCACAGAGATGCCGATTTCTCTAGCACGGGGTATACCTACTATTATTCCTGGTAAGATCCGTCTGCAAATGCATGACGGGGATCACCGGGTTATTAGAGGTGTGCTTACTTTATTATCCATTTATAGGATTATAAAGATAAACCCAGTACTTAAGCTCGGTAGTATTACCGACCCTTTCAAAGGGTTGGATCCTACTCTTCCAAAATACGAAATTTTGAAAGCTAAGCGGACTTTTCCTTCTATGAAGGAGTTAACTCCGATCAAACTTCTTAATCTTCGTAGTGCCGGACCTAATTGTAGAGTCTCTCTTCTTGGTATCTGACTTGATATCAAGGCTTGAAGTACTCACCCTCTCTACCCGAAATTACTCGAATTTATCGATTATTTTCCAGGGAGCGGTACATTTAAGGAGGCGCTGGTTGAGGAAGCACTTCGGCTTGAGGATAAGAAGACAAAGGATTTACACCTCGGTCGTCTATCCGTAAAGCTTGAAGCGGCGGGTAAAGCTCGAGTCTTCGCCATAACAGATAGTATAACACAATCTGTTATGAAGCCTCTGAGTGATACTATTTTCAATGTGTTGTCTCGCCTACCTATGGATGGAACTTTTAATCAAAGTGCCCCATTGGATAGGTTAGTACAACTGTCGAATGATGGTACCATCCCGCAGGAGGATAGAGAGTTCTACTCTTACGACCTTTCAGCTGCCACGGACCGTCTTCCAATGAAGTTACAGGTAGATATTCTATCTGTCTACTTTGGTCAACGGTTTGCTGATCTCTGATCTTCACTTTTAGTGGATCGGGATTGGCATTTGACTTATCGAGATAATGGTAACCTCATTGATGAGGGTATCCGTTACTCTGTTGGTCAACCGATGGGAGCCTTAAGTTCGTGAGGTATGTTGGCCTTAACTCACCATTATATAGTTCGTATTGCTGCTGCGAGGGTTGGAAAACCTTCGTTCACATGGTACGCTCTATTGGGAGACGATATTGTCATCGCTGACAAATCGGTGGCCCTCTCTTATCATACTATCATGACTGAGATTTTAGGAGTTGACATTAATCTAAGCAAAAGTCTACGGAGTTCACACTCTTTCGAATTTGCAAAGCGCCTTGTAACTTTACAGGGTGAGGTCACTCCTGCAGGACCGGCAAACCTTTTGTTAGGCCTAAGAAGTCTTAATGGAATTCCTTCCATTATTTTAGACTTGGTCAACAAAGGTATGTCTGTCTCTGAAGAAGACCTTAATTTGAACATTCAATCTGTACCAACTGTGAGAAAATCACAGTTGAGTAAGGTTGTTTGAGCAATTAAGGGACCATTCGGTTTTATTCCTACACAGGAAGGGCTAGCATCGTTTCTTACGATGTCTAGCTCGCTAACACCTGTGAGAGCAAACCAGATTATTCATGCAGTCCGGAAAGTTAAACATCGTTGAGATGTTCGACTTTGGGAATCTTGCGTGAAGAAGCTGATTGCTTGCCGGATTTCTCTGGCAGAATTGGCCGTACCGGTCGGTTTTGAAGAGTATGGTGATTTTCAAGATACATCCCCTGTAATGGGTATTATCATGAAGTCCCTGAAAGAGGATACAATCGAGTTAGGTCAAAATAGACCTACTTGAAAGTTAATCTTTGGAGGACCCTTAATAATGACAAATTATTACAGGCAATCCTATTCTTCTGAAATCGTTGCCTACATAAAACACTTGGTTACTGAGAAACCGGATTTTCATATTCCGGGATCAGATCCCTTTGTTAAGGTAGACTTCTTGGATTTCGCTTTCTCGGATAACTTCAAAGGAGAGAAATTCTTCAGTGAGGTTCGAGAATGGCTTAAAGAAGAGGAACGTGCTCGATTGGCCGATCTGGACTAATGGTCCATATCCGCTAAAGCGAGGCTCCTTAAAAGGAGCGGAATTGGTCTTGAGAGAAGCCGCATCAAGTATACTGCGTGACCGAAGCATTGAGAGGTTTTATCCTCTTTAAACGCTTAGCGATCGAAAGGAC